TCGTGGTAGCCACCCGCTGGCATGGCGACGGGCTGATCGGACGCATCGAGAAGGCAATGGCCGACGATCCGCTGTTCCCGCAGTTCAAGAGCGTCAAGTACCCGGCGTGGACGGACGGCTACGGCTGGCTATTCGACGAACGGTTCCCGCCGTCGTTCTACAAGTCCACGCGCGTCGCGCTCGGAAAGTACGCCTGGGCGGCGCTCTATATGTGCAATCCAACGCCGCGCGAGGGTGGGCTGCTCAAGGTCGATAGCATCGATGTCCGCGACAGCATGCCGGACGGGCTCAAGTGGATGCGGTTTTGGGACCCGGCCAGCGGCAAGAAAGAGCGGGCTAAGAATGACCCGGACTGGAGCGTGGGCACGAAGCTGGCCGTGACGAAAGACGTAGCCGACGAACGCATCCTGCATCTGTGGGTGGCCGACGTGGTGAGCGTACAGGCCGAGGCACCGGAGCGTGACCGGCTGATAATCCAGACGGCGGCGCGTGACGGGCGGGCTGTCGCCGTTGGTATCGAGAAGCAGGGCGCGTACAAAGACCTGTACACCTGGATGCGGAAACTGCTCAAGGGCAAGGCAACAGTGCGCGGCATCAACGCGGCGAAAGACCTTGTGGCCCGTGGCGAAGCGCTTGAGCCGATCTTCGAGGCGGGCCACGTCCATGTGCTGCGGGCTGAGTGGAATGATGCGTGGGCGTCACAGCTACGCAGCTTCCCGAACGCGGCACACGACGACAAGGTGGCAAGCCTGATAGGCGGCTTCGAGATGGCTGCCCGTGACCGGCGCATCATCTTCGGGCCGTCGGACGTTGTGCTCGATAAGGCGGCGGCTCGTGCACTTGACCACCCGCCAGAGGGGCCGGTACGCGAGGCACCGCGCTACACGGATGTTGACACGGCGGGCGGCGTGGACTTGCCGGACGAAGATGGCGGCGATTCAAGGCAGCGTATGCTTGATGATGATTCGGCGTGGACATGATGATAATGCGTGGACATAGAGAAGTGGTAGCTATGTTTATCGCTGTCTGCGCTATCATATCGCTGAATCTGTGCGCCATTGCGTACCTCATATGGAAACTTCTTGCTTAGCGTATGCTTGACGACGACTCGGCGTGGGATTAGGAGGATTGGCTGTGCCAACTGACTCAGACGAGCGGGACTTGTACGCCCCGACGTGCCGGATGTGCGGGAAGGCGATGCACGTTCGCTACCATGCGGGCAATGCCAGCGTAGCGTGCCCAGTGTGCGACCGTCCGGCCCCCGGCATTGCGGACTTGGAGCTCGTTGGTTTATGGCTCATGTTGGGCGGGTGTCCCCGCATTCTTGACGATGATTCAGCGTGGGATTAGGAGGATGAGATGGCGACGTTTGAGCCGGGTGACCGGGTGACCATACTGGTTGCGGGCACAATCACAGACGTGTTCGACGGTGACAGTCAAACGCCGTCTTATGCGGTCTGTATCTGCGGCAATCCGCGCCGTCAATGCGTCTGCGGCGACACGGTTCCGTGCGTGAGCCCAAATCAAATGCAAAGACTGGAGGACTGAGAATTGAGTAAGTGCGATAGGCGGGTGTCCTCTGCGACAATCGGGTGTGGCTGGTGGTGCGCGCGCTGCGGGTGCTTCCACGATAGCTCGGCCTGTCCGTGTTGGCCGCAAGAGACATCTGACGTGAATACGAGTCCATTCATAAGCAAGAAGTCTATCACCTGCCCGCATTGTGGGAAGGATATTATAGTTGCCGAAATACCGTGACATCACAACAAGGAGGATTGATCGATGTTCAACAGAATCAAGGCGATATTCGGCGGCGGCGCGGGCGGCGTGACGGCGGACAATATCCTGCGGCTCGTTGAGGGCTCGCGCACGGCACGGCGCACCGACCCCGATGCCGTGATTCGCAAGTTCACGGGCTGGGTGTATGTCTGCGCCAGCCGGAACGCGGCGACGGTCGCGAATCAGGAATTGCGGCTGTTCACTGTCGGCGGCGTGTCCGAGCAGGCGCAACGGTGGTACGGGGCGAAGGCCATCGAGCCAGCACAACTCAAGTACCTGCGCCGCACGACGCGGCACAAGGCGCTGCCCGAGGAGAGCGTTGAACTGCTCGATCACCCGGCCCTTGACCTGTTGCGGCTGGCGAATCCCAAAGAGCTTGGCTTCACGCTGCGCGAAGTCACGACGCTGCATCAGGAACTAATCGGCAACGCCTACTGGTATCTGGAGCCGTTCACGGACGCCGTGCGCAAGGGCCAGCCGCAAGCCATCTGGCCGCTGTTGCCGAACATGGTCAAGATCGTGACGAACCCCAAGGGCACCGAAGTCGTCGGCTACCTGTACGGCACCGACCCCAGAACCCAGATCGCGTACAGCGCCGACGAGGTTATCCACTTCCGCTACCCGAACCCCACGGACAGCCTGTACGGGCTCGGCCCTGCGCAGGCCGGTATCATGGCGATCAACCGCAAAGAGTCGATGGACGAATATCGGGCCGCGATGTACGACAATAACTGCCGCCCGGACTTCGTCGTGACGGTGCCAGAGGACACCGACCCCGACAACATCAAGACGCTCTACGCCGAATGGGACAAGCGATTCAAGGTGCGCGGCAAGCAGTTCGGCAAGCTGGGCCGTCCGTGGATCACGACCTCTGACAAGGCGATTCAGATGCTGAGCTTCCCGCCGAGCCAGATGCAGGACATCCCGCAGGCGAAGCTCGACCGCGACGAGACGTATCAGATATTCGGCAACCCCGTAACGATGGGCGAGATCAGCAAGAGCCGTGCCGAGGCAGAGGCCGGCGAGTTCGCGTACATGAAGCACACGATCCATCCGCGCCTCACGCGGTTCGTCCAGCAGTTGAACGAGTCGCTTGCCCCGCGGTATGACGCACGGCTGTTTTTCGCTATCGACGATCCGGTGCCTGAGAATAACGAGGCGAACCGGCTGAACGTCGAGATGCTGATGCGACAGCGCCTTATCACGGTGAACGAGGGCCGTCGCTCGATGGGCTTCGATGCGATAGACGGGGGCGATGAACTGCCCGTCTCGGAGCCGGCCATGGCCCTTACGGCGGGAGGAGGTGAGCCGCCCGCGAAGGCGGCGACGTTTCAGCACGAGCGATATGCTGCACGAGGGTGACTGCGGGTGTGCGGCCTGCCAAGCGGCGAAGGGTGTACAGCCACGGCTCACCGCTGAGGAGCGGACGCTCAAGGCCGAGGTCGTCAAGCTGCAAACGGCCCAGGGCCGCGAGATCGATGGCAAGCTCGCGGACATCGAAGCGGCGAGCGGTAGCATAGACGATGGGGCGATGCTGCTCGACGTGGAGGCGTGGGCCGACAGGTACGCCGAAGCGCTGTCCGATGTGCTGCTCAAGATACTCGGACGGGGCTGGGAGTCCGGGGCGTCAGAGGTCAAGGGCGACGTGGCGTACAGCACGAAGGACGCCGAGCCGTGGGACGTATTCAATCCAGAAATCCTGCGCTGGGCGCAGACGTACCCGCGCGAGTTCGGGCTCAAGGTCAACGCCTCATTCGCCAAGCGCATCACGCGCACCGTAGCCGCTGGCCTGGCGGCGGGCGACAGCCTGCTTGACCTGCGCAAGCGGCTGATCGGCGGGATATTCAACGGGGCGAACGTCAAGTATCGGGCGGACACGATAGCCCGGACTGAGGCGACGCGGGCGAACGCGGCGGGCCGGAAGGAAGCGTGGAAGTCGAGCGGCGTCGTCAAGGGATCGATCTGGAAGACGATCCCCGCTGAGGAATGGCCGTGCGCATGGTGCGAGGCGATGGACGGCAAGTATATCACGCTCGACGAGGCGTATTTTCCTGTCGGCGGGTCGATGGACGTGGAGGGCGCGGGCCGGATGAAGTTCGACTACGAGACGGTTGAGCATCCGCCGCTACATCCCCGGTGCTTGATTGGTGAAACGCCCGTCATTGCCCCGCACAAGGTCGCCGGTTTTGTCGCCGCCTACAACGGCCCGGTAGTTGAGATTACTCTTGCCGATGCCCGTAGGATCACCATGACCGCTCAACACATGCTCGCCACGCCGCGCGGCTTTGTCCGTGCCTGCGATCTTCGTGAGGGCGACGACGTAATCGATTGCTCCGGCTTCAAGGGGATAGTCGCGCGTGACCCAGATGACAACTGGCAGCCATCCAGCATCAAGCAGGAAATCGAAGCGCTTGCGGAATCGGGCGGCTGCGCTCCCGTGCGTGTGCCAGTGTCCCCCGAATATCTCCACGGCGATGCGGCCTTTGTCGATTCCCACATCGACGTTATATGGGCCAATGGCCAACTCCGGGATGCCTGTTACGCCGCGCGCGGCGAGCTGTTCGGCAAAACGCTGCTCGGCTCGCCCTATGCCGAGACCGCGAGCCTGTCGCGTCAAGGCGCGGCGGCACTTGCGCTCGAACGGTTCGGTGTGGCCCTTGGCCGCCCGGTTGGCCGCCTTGGCATTGCGTCTGTTTTCGGCGGGAGTACGGCGGGACATCATGAGCTGGTTGGCCTCCGCCAGGCCACGGAGTTCGACACCAGCAGCACGGAGTTGGTTCGTGATGACGTGACGGGAAACGCCGAGGCGGTCGGCAATGCATTTCACGCTATCGCCGCTGAGGTAGGCACCACGAAGATCAGCAACATCAAACGGCTCGATTTTTCTGGTCACGTTTATGACCTCCAAACGTTTTCTACATTATACATCGCCAATGGTATCTTGTCAAGTAACTGTCGTTGCCGGGAGAAGCCCGTACTGGCGGACGCGAGTGAACTGTAAAGAAACTTGACACTGTAAAAGATTTTGACGTAAAAAAGTTTGACAGTGAATCGCGTATGGTGTATTTTGTCAGTATGAAGTGGCGCATCCCATTCGCAGCGCTGAAACCCGTGCTTCCGCCAGACCTGACGGAAGAACTCAAGGCCTACATCGAAGACGACGAATCCGCCCTGGTCTGCCGCAAAGCCACTGCCGACAAGCCCAAGCCCCTAGACCCCGGTGCGCGGGAAGTCCTGCAATACGTTTCTACCAAAGACATCGACCGGGATGCCGAGATACTTGACCCCGCCGGCGCGGTGCTGACAGAGTTCCGCAAGGCACCACAAGTGCTCTGGGGTCATGACTACTCGATGCCCCCGATTGGCAGCGACCGGAAGATCGAGGCGGACGGGCACGGCATCATCGCCGTGACCAAATACGCCACGACCGCGATGGGCGAAGAAGTCTGGACGTTGCGGCGCGAAGGGCACCTGAACACAAGCAGCGTCGGCTTCATTCCGCTCAAGGCCGTGGAGAATGGCGCGGACGGCTGGGCGAAAGAGGTCGGCAGGCTCGCCGCAAAGTGGGGCACTGATCCCGTTTCCTTCGAGAAAGCGAAACGTATCTTTACCAAATGGCTTCTACTCGAACACTCGGACGTATCAGTTCCCGCTAACATCAACGCGCGCACCGTGACCGTCGGCCCTGAGCAGGAGAAGGCATGGGCCGAAGAGGGCGCGCGACTGAACGAATTGATTGTCAAGGGCGCAATCCACACCCCGCAAATCTTGGCCGCAATCGAGAAGCGGGCCGCGTCGCTGACAGCCATCGACAAGACTACGTTCGACTGCGAGTGCATCGAATGCGGACACAAGCTGGCGTCCGAGAAACATTGCGCTGACATCAAGTGCCCGGAATGCGGCGGGCAGATGCGGCGTGCGGAGCGGCCCGGCCCCGGCCAGGCTGCCACAGACGACGGCAAGATTTACGACCCGCAAGACCCGCCGGCGAACCCGGTGACATCGGTCTCGCGGATACTCATTGTTGAGAAACAATCGCAGGCTCGCGTGATCCAGGTACAGCGGGCAGACCCCGCCGATCTGGAAGCTGCGACCCGCAGGTGCATCATGCAAGTGCGTGGACAACTAGGCTGAGCGCTGACCCCGCCGTGCCGGGGAAGCATCCCACTACAACTGAGGAGATGGACAATGAAGACACTGCGTGTCCGTGTAGTCAAGGACTTCACGCACGGCGAGGGCGACGAGGCCCAAGAGTTCAAGGTCGGCATGATTCTGACCGTGGACGAGGCGACAGCCGACGAGTTCGTGAAGGCGGAGAACTGCGAAGTTTACGACCCCGAGAAGGAGAAGGCGGAGCTGGCGAAGCAGGCAGAGGCGCAGGCCGCGCTCGAAGCCAGCATCAAGAAATCGTTCCTCGCGGTGCTCGACGAGAAGGCACCGGACGGCGAGCGGAAGGTCAACATCACCGTCGGCGGCTCGCCGATGGAGAAGGACGGCATGGGCGGGTTCGCCAGCACGGCGCACTTCCTGTCCGAAGTCGTGCGGGCATGCAAGCCTGGCGCGGCAACGCCCAAGCATCTGAAGGCTTGGACTGAACTGCAAGACGCGAAGATCAAAGCGGCCAAGACAACCGGCATCAGTATCGTGATGGAAGAGGGCGACGACGACCAGGGCGGCTACCTGGTGCCCGCCGACATCGGCGCGCTCTGGATGCCGCCTGCCCTTGAGACGAGTATCAGCACGAGCCGCGCGTTCCGTATCCCGGTCCGCGGCAATCGGATTCAGATGCCCGCGCTGGTCGATGCGACCCACAACGGGACGTACTTCGGCGGCGTGACCATCTACCGGCCCGGCGAAGGCCACGAGAAGACGCAGAGCAAGCCCCATCTGCGGATGATCAAGTTGACGCTGCACAAGCAGACTGTGCTAGTGCCCGTCACCGACGAGATGATCGAGGACAGCCCGATCTCGATGGCCGCGTTCCTGAATCAGATCGTTCCGCAGGCAATCGCGTTCCAGCAGGATGCCGACCACATCAACGGCACGGGGGCCGGCATGGCGCTGGGCGCGATCAATGCGGCCAGCCCGTCCCTGATCGTCGTGCCCCCGGAGGCGTTGCAGCCCGCCGCAACCATCGTTTACGAGAACATCGTGAACATGTGGGCGCGGTTCAAGATGGTGAATCAGGCAACCTCGTGCTGGGTTGCCGGACTCGACTGCTTCCCACAACTGGCGACGATGGCGATGGCGGTCGGTACGGGTGGCGTGCCCGTCTGGCAGCCTGCGAACCTCGCCGCAGGCCAGCCGCTCTCGACGCTGATGGGCCTGCCCCTGATTCTCACGGAGAAGACGCAACTGCTCGGCGTGCAAGGCGACATCGGCCTGATCGACTGGAGCCAATACTACTACGCCGACAAGGGCGGACTGAAGGCCAACTCCTCGATGCACCTCTGGTTCGACTACGACGTGACGGCGTTCCGTTTCGTGCTGCGTTCCGACGGCCAGCCCGCGTGGCAGGTTCCGCTGACGCCGTACAACGGCGGGCCGACCCTGTCGCCGTTCGTGGTGCTCGGCGTTCGCGCATAGCGTTTCTGACCTCGGCTGTGGGGCGGCTTGCCGCCCCCGCCGAGACACTTGACATCTGACACGGAGGCTCGAAGACGATGATGAAGATGACTGATTGGGTTCGCGTAGTCGATATTCAGGACTTGGTGGACATCGGCGGCACGGACATCCACAACGGCGTGGCGGCTGCGAACTGGATCAACCTCGCGCTGTACGACCGGATCATGTTCGTGGTCGAGGTCGGCCCGACATGGAACGCGGCTGACCAACTGGATGACCTGCATATCAACCAGGCGTCGTCCGCGACCGGCACGGGCACGAAGGCGCTGGTCCCGGCGGTCAACATCGACCAGACGGCTGCGAACACGACCGGCGAGCGGTTCGCGCTTGAGTGCACCGCCGCACACTGCGATGTCGAAAACGGATTCCATTGGGTCCGGCTCGAATGCGCAGAGGCGGGCAACACCGGCGTCGATGAAGTGCGGGCCACGGCCATCTGCTACGGTGCGCGTTACAAGTTCGACAACATGAGCGTGTTCACGCAGGTCGGATAAGCTGGCGGCTTAGCCCGCTGGCGGCAGCGGGGCGCTGTCCCTGTACGGCGTCCCGCCTGAGAGCAAAGGAGGCCCATCATGGCCACTGGCATCACAGTAAGCGTCGGGGCGTCGATCACCTCGACAATGAATAACACCACGTCGCCGGCCGCACCGGCTGGTGCGAACGCGCTGGACTCGAATCCGGCGGACGCATACAGCGACTCGATCACGGCGTCGCTCACGTTCGGGGCTGGCACCGACAAGGCGCACGGCCACTTCCACGGCGTCTATGATGTGGCCGCGGCCGCGCAGATCATCTTCGATATGACCGGCGCGATGACCGACGTGTTCGGCACGGCGATTGCCGCGACGGAGGTCAAGGCCATCTACATCAAGAACAACAACACCGTGGCCGGCGACGCCTTGCAACTGTTTGGCGATGTGGCCGCAGTCGGGCAGCAGGTTCCGATCACGCTGGCGAACGGCGACGCGCTGATCCTCGGGCCGAAGTCCTTCATCTGTCTGAGCAATCCCATCGACGGCTATGCCGTCGGCGCGGGCGCGACCGACCGAATCGAAGTGGCGAACGCCGGCGGCAACAGCGTCGAGTTCGAGATTTTCATCGCATACGAACACGCCTAAGCGTTCGTATCAACACTGACTCGCGGGCAACTGCTCGCGCTCTAGAAAGGAGCGGGTCTCATGGCAAATACATCCGTTCACAGTCGCTGGGAAACTCAGAATCTAGTTTTCTACTCCGGCGCAACGCGCCTCAAGTCAATTCCGTCGATGCAGGTTTCGTCCAATCCACTGCTCGTGACGAACGTCATCCATCCCGGCCTTGAGTGGGGCGTCGATGACAGCAGCCACTTCATGTCGCTGTCCGAGGACGAGTGGACGCTGATCAAGACGGATGCGGGCGTTGACGGCGCGGAAGTCCACAGCATCGGCGACGCGCACGGCGGCGTGTTGGTTCTCACCACGAACGATGCCGACGAAGACGAGACCGGGAAACAGCGTGACGCCGAGACGATCCTGCTCGACGGCAATCATGGCGGAACGTGGTTCGCGGCGCGCATCAAAGTCGATGACGCCGACAAATGCGAGATCCTCGTCGGCCTGTCGATTCGGGATACCAAGTTCGGCGTCCACCACACCGCTAACGGCGGCGTGACGGACGGCGTATACATTCGCTCCCTGCACAACACGGCTGCGATGCTCGGCGTGGTCGAGAAGGACAGTGCGGAAAGCACGGTCGCGCTCGGCAATCTCGCCGACAACACCTGGGTCTGGGTCGGCTTCTACGTTGACGCCGACGGCACCACGCAGTTCCAGGTGAACGGCGTCGATACCGGCGCGGCGGTCGTGGCGACGAACATCCCCGACGATGAGGCGCTCGCCCTTGCGTTCGTCGTGCAGACCGGCGAGGCCGTGGCCCACACGATGCTGGTTGACGCATACCGGCTGCTGGCTCAAATGTAAGGAGGCTGTGAGATGTCGGTACTTCCCCATATCATCACCCCTGTCGTGGTGGTGCAGGCCGTGGCCGTGCCCTCGACGGCTGAGCCGCTGGCGGCGAACAACACCTATGCCCGCGAGATACACTTGCAAGCGAAGCGCGTGGCCGCAGACAACGCGGGCAACGTCTTCGTCGGGTTGGCCGATCTTGACCAGGGCGTGGCGGAACTCTTCGAGTTGACGCCGGGCCAGACAATGAGCATCGTGCTGCCCGCCGGGCTGCGAGTTGACCTGAACGACATCTACGTCGATGCCGATAACGCGACCGATGGCGTAGTCGGCTGGTACATTCCGCAGGTTCCGGTGTAGGGCGGTGCAGGCGTTTTCGCTGAGCACGGATACCTGTAGGAGAATGAACCGCGATGGCACAGCGCATCTTCGATAACCTGATCTATCCGAACACCGGGACTTGGTACGACGCTTACGGGCTCCCGGTCACAGGCCAGACGACCGTCTACCGTGCGGGCGATGACGGGCACTTCCAGACCGGGCTGCCGGACAAGAATACCGCGGCACTCATTCAACTGTTCGGCAACCCGGACTCGGCTACGCGATTCGTGGACAACGGCGACGGCACGGTCACGGACAACGTGACAGGGCTGATGTGGGTGAAAGACGCAGCGACTGCGCCGGGCGCTCCGTTCAACGCGGTATCCACTTGGAGTGCCGCGATTGACGACTGCCTTGCCCTCAACTATGCGGGCCACACGGACTGGCGGCTGCCGAACGTATCCGAGGTGCTGTCTATTGTGGACTATTCCCTAAGTCCGATAGGGCCACCCGCCCCGTTGGTGATAGAAGTGACGGCGTGGACATCGACAACCAAAAGCAACGTTATCACCCATGCGTGGTCCATAGCACTCGGCTCTGGTAGCTCGAGCTATTGCTACGACAAAACAATAGCAGACATATCTTCCGCATATCCAGTTCGCGGCGGCGTCTACAACAACAACACGCCGTAGGAGGCTGAGTGAGCATCACGCGGGCGGCAAATGACAAGATGATTCGACCGGGCCGGAAGGCCGGGCCGCAACTGTTGACAAAGGAGCAGAAACATGGCAAAGGCAAAAGCAAAGCTGCAAGGCGACGCTGCTGCGGCAAAGGCACGGGCTGAGGCGATGTTGCGCCTGCCCGAAGGCACGTCCTATGAGGACGCCTGCGCGATTCTTGACGGCACGAAGTCCAAGAAGAAGTGAGCGAAGCAAGCCATGATCGAGTGCGGCGATATTGTCGGATTCAACTCCGGCGAATGGGACAGCAAGATTATCGCGGCCCTCACGCGCGACCGCGGCGAGCGTCCGACGCGCTGGACGCACGTTGAGCAGGCCGTGGCCCATGACCAGATTGCGCGCCAGATGATTCGCAAGGTCATCGAGCCGTGGGAGCCGGAGAAGCGGAAAGGCTTGATCGAAGTCTGGCGTTATAACTGGCTCACATCTTCACAGCGCGAGCGGCTGGCGACCTATCACATGAACACGGTCGGACGCTGGTACGGGCTGTGGCGGCTTCCGCTGTTCGGGCTCCAGTGGCTTGCGGGCCGCGTGGGCGTGCTGCTCAACTGCGGGCCGCTGCTACGGGCCGATAAGCGCTCGATGGTCTGCTCGACGGACGTTGCGAACGCAATGTGGCACGCGACGTTGGCCCCGTTTTTCTTTGGCCGCAGCGTGTGCGAGGTGACACCGGACGACATCGCCGATCATATCGAGCAGCACCCGCTGGACTGGACGCTCGTATGGAGGCGTGGGGCATGAGGACTGTGGCGATCATCCTGCTGCCTGTCGTCCTGTCCTGTGCGGGCTGTACGCCGCTTCGCTGGTGTGGCCGTGCGCTAGGTGTTATCAGGGCTCCCGTCGTGCCCACGGGCACCACAACGCCTCCTGCGGCCTCTGTGTCGAAGGGGCAGGGTGGCGAGAAGTTCCCGATGGACGTGCTGCTTGGCTGGACGGTGGCGGGTCTGCTTGCGGGCGTGGGTTGCTGGCTCGTTGCCCCAATCAAGCCCCTGGCACCCGTCGCTCTTGCGGGCGGCATCGGCTGCGGTGTGGCCGTCTGCTTCACGGCGTACCTCTGGCAGATCACGGCGGCTGCGATTGGCGTGACGGCCCTGACGTTCGGCTTCATGTGGCTGCGGCGGAGCAAGACGCTCAAGAAGCTGGTGGTGCAGTTGCAGGCCAA